ATACGCTGCCACCATGTGTTTATGTCGGCTGAAGGGAACCGTGGAGTGGCAAATGAGGCACGAGCATAGTCGCTTACATCCACACCCGTCGCTTTATTCTTAGAGAATACCCCTTCAATTTCAGTTGTGTTATCAGAATCGTAGACGATACCGCCAGCAAGTAGGTCATCGCCAGTTTCATACAAGGCTCGCATACCAGCTGGAGTTTCAATAGCAGCCAAAGAGTTCAGAACATCAGGGTCGAATACAAATCCATGCTTGTGGTAGAGTCGATTGTTTTCACGTGCCCAAATTCCAGCTGGGAATGGATAATCCCCTTCCCACAAACAGTACCATTGATTGTTTTCTACCACGATACCGTTACGGTGAGGCAAAGTCATTTTGCGTCCTACCCAGTATGGTGGGAAATAATCGTAAGCTACGAATGCAGAGCCAGTGTAAGAAGAGATTTGACCAGTGCGGTCAATGATGTGACAGTTTTCGTCAACAATAAATCCAACTGTGGCACCATCAGGGATTGTGTAGATACGAGTAATTTCAGTAAATGGTTCGTAGTAACAAACCAATCCTGGTAGGTCTTCACCTGACACATGCTGTAGTCCAATGAACACCGCAGATTTTGTGTACTCAATCCATGAGATGAAGTAGTTAGAGTCGAATATCAAACGTGACGGACGTACATCACTCGGAGCAATGCCAGTAGCAATCATAGAATGAAGTTTGTTTTTGTCACCGACAAGCATAACTCCACCAGCAGATAGAAGTTTCATTGGGTGCGGGAAATCTTCATCAAGAGGTTCTTGTTGGAAAATACCCATCCATAATGAATTCCATTCAGTATCTTCTTCGCCAAGGAATTTAATGTCACGATCAGTTGTAACATATAGACGCTCACTTGCTTCAGCGAATTCAACTTGAAGACTCATAGAAAGGTCTAACCATTGTTCTTGTAATTTGTAAGGAACTGCGATGGTAACTCCGACTCCACCGCTACTTACACTTCCTGTGAAAGCACCAGGGTCTTCACTCGCAGCTTCAAGGAACCGCTCTGCAACAAAAGTAATCGCACCAAGCAGTCCAGAATCATCATATAGATAAGCGGGTGGTTCAGTTATAAAAGATTTATAGTTAGTAGGTGGAGCAGTTGCTCCTTCAGGTAATGAACCTCCGCCAGTAGCAGATGTGCCTCCAGCAATCCAAAGGTATTTAGCTAATTCGAAAGTGTCATGTTCAGGACAGTCCACTGGTTCAGAGCCTGCGGATTGAGTAGCAGTAGGAACGTCACCGTTAATAATTCGATAAAGAACGTAAGTACTTCCAACGCTTGCTGTGGTAAACATGCGTCCGCTGTCATCTCCAGTAGCTCGCTTATACCAAACGTGTTGAGTACATGAATTGAAAGCAGTTTTCATCTCTTCTAGTTTTGTCCATCCTGACAAAGTCGCTCCTGTATTGTTTCCAGCAGTAGACATAATCAAGATAAGCAAATCACCTGGAAGTGTTTGATCTGGGACTTCAAAGTAATGGCTACCTGAAGCAGTTGACCGTCCAAATACACGGTTAGGAATTGATGGATAGCCTGTTGGTACTGCAATTTTGTAAGTAATGCGAACTTCTCCGCGACCGCCACCAAAAGCAGAACTGGCATTAGAGTTTCCAGCACCACCGTACATTGAACCACCGTTTACATATTCACCATTGAAATCTCCTCCGCCCATACCGCCTTCAGATTCACCACCAGAAGCTCCGATTTCTGATCCAGTAGTACCACCTTCTGCAATTGACCCAGCACCACCACCACCACCTTGATCACCTGTGCCAAGAGAGCCACCGCCACCATCGAATTTTATATCACCAATACCGTCAGTAGCTTGTCCACCAGTTCCTCCGTTACTGCCCGCTAAACCACCCATTGCTAATACGATAGGGACGTTAACTGCAGTAACTTGGAAGGTACCGCTTGAATTAAATGTATGTAGAGTATCTCCTCCAATAGTAGTAATAGTTCCACCTGTCGCAGTGATAACTCCAGTTTTGTAGCGGATCATAACTACACCGCTTCCACCAGCACCGCCATTATCAACACCGCCCGATGCGTGGTAGGCACCGCCTCCACCTCCACCGAGATTGGCAGTTGCACTTGGAGCAATGCCTGATGTAGCTCCCGCTCCCGCACCACTACCAGCTGTTCCACCTGCAGAAGCACCGCCTCCACCTCCACCAGAACCATACATAACAGTTGAACCAGAAATATCAGAGTTTAAACCATTACCACCATTACCACCATTACTATCAGAACCGTTGCCACCAGCAGAGCCAGCACCTCCACCTCCACCACCATAAGCAGTTACGTTACCACCACCGCCTCCACCAGTTCCACCGCCAAATTGACCAGCGGTAGAAGCACCGCCAGCTGGACCAGAACGAGAACCACCACCACCAGAAGCTCCGTCAGCACCAGTGTGACCACCAACACGACTTCCACCAGCACCACCGCCAATAGCTACAATACCAAGAGCAGAAGATGAGTTCCCATTAGAAGGGGTTGCTGAAGCACCTGGACCACCCGCACCTACAACTACTGGATATGAACCGATAGCAGCGAATTGTCCAGTTTTTTCAATTACTTTACCACCACCGCCTCCACCACCAGAACGAGAAGCACCACTATCAGAGCGACCACCTGAACCTCCACCACCAACAACCAAAACACGAAGTAAGTCACCATCTTCTCCAAATACACTTTGTTGTCCATTCTCATTTGAACCAACGGCTTGTCCAACAGTTACATCATAAGCGTCAGTTGGAGTTAATGATACTACAGACCGAGAGTATGCACCTCCGCCACCGCCTCCAACATTAGCAGAACCACCAGCACCAGATGCCCAACATTCTACAATAGCCTCTGTTACTCCAGCAGGTACGGTCCACGCACCATCATCAGTAAAGGTGTCGGTTTGAGTATTAAAAACTGTACGAGCCCATGTAGTTCCATTGTACTGTTGTAGCTCACCATTCTTATAAGGATTTGCTTCGTCGTCATCTTCCATATCTTCTGCACGTTCTGCGAAAGCAATTTGGAACATAACATAGTTAGCTTCATCAGCTGAACCACTACGACGCAAGACAAGATGGTAAACATCATCTAGTTCAAAGTTTATTGTTGGATCAGTAAATTCATCCGCATCATATTCATATAGAACAAAGCTTGTACCAAATTGTTCAGCGTTCAAAGTTAGAGATGTCAAAACCGTACCGCTTGGAACACCAGCATTATCAGTTTGCAATTCTACAATTACATTGTCGGTAGGTAAACCACTCTTTCGAATATATAAAGAAAGTTTTTTGAATGGTCCTTGAATTTGGGTAAAGCTTTGTGCCCATTTTGTATTGTCGCCAGTACCCATGATTGAAACCGCACCATCACCCGCAGGGATTATTAGCTCGGTTACAGTCAAAGGCTCTTCAGAATCATCCGCAACAGACAGGATGTCACTACCAGACCCTGTGTTCTCCGCTGCTGTAAAGCCCGTAGACGCATCTTTTTCAAACTGGGCTACCCCATTACCACGAATAATCATTTTATCGTCTGTAACGCCCCAAATTTTAGTAGGATGAGCAGCCCCATCATTGATGTTGGCTGTTGTAAAACTGGCAATCGCTTTAACGGGATCACCTGATAGCTCACCTACAGTATGAGGAAAAATCTTGCCACCGATTCGAACCTTTCCATAGTCAGAGAAAAGATCAATGCCAAGGTTGCGAATAATCTGTCCAAGATAATCGCCTTTGTAGGATGTGCTCCAGTTTTTTGAATTTATATTTGGTAGTCTTATCATTTTGTTTTATTTATTTTGCAACCCAGCCAGTGGCACCACTGTCTGATTCTTTTACGTAGAAACAAGTTCCTGCGGAGCCATCAAAGCGTAAATAGAGAGAACCTTTTTTAGCAGTTACAACTCCTTCAGGAGAGCCGTTACCCCATTTTATGTAACGAACATCACCGCCACCTGATGGACCGTACCCTAAGCGAATATCCTGTCCAGCATAAAGTCTGTCGTAAGGGTTTTGGGCTGCACCCATAAGTGCAGGAGTTACAATTCCGTAAGCGTACTGACCAGTTGTATTCGGGAAAGAAGCAAGCTCTACTGCACCATTGGCTTTGTACTGACCCATGGTGATTACATTAGCTGTATTGGATAGAATTTTATATCCTGCAACATGATTTCCGTCATTATCAGTAATGTTAACCAAAGCACCGACTAAAGAATTTTCAGGAAAGTCTGCTGTCGAATCTGTAAGTAAGGAACCATTCAAGCTAATTGTTCCCGTACCATTTACTGATGGCGTACGTTCACCAATTAAGAAACAAAGTGGTCCGAATACTGATGGACCAGAGAACGCCGCTACTCCTTGAGGAGAACCAACAATACGCAAACGGCTTTCTGCAAATTGTGTCCAATCCACTTTGTTTAGAGGGATGTCCAACTGATCTACTGGCAAGTTTTTAATAGCAGCCAACATAGTGTGAATCTGCTCGTCGGACTGGAACTTACGAGTAACAAGCACACCCATCGCCGCGGCACGAGACGACTTGTCTGATACAAGAGCGTCGTTAACAGTAGCATCTACGATTTGAAATGGTACGAAAAGTTTTTCTCCTAGAGCAACCCCGCCACCGATAGTTAAAGAACGACCGACGAAGTCAGTTTCCCCAGTGAATTCTGAAGAACTGTCATTACCCAAATGCTTATGAGTAAGTAAAGCATCCACTAGACCAGTTAGTCTAGTGACTTCTTCTTTTAGTTCGGCAAATTGTTCTTCAGAAATATTAGGCATCTTTGTGTTCGTTTTTAGGGACGCTAGGATCATTGTGTTTAGCAGCTTGATCAGCATAGAAATTATTTTTCAATTCCTGTTGTTGTTCAGGAGTTAAATCTTTTGGAATATCTAATGTAGGCATTATTGTAAGAATCGTAAATTATCAGCATTGGCACTACGGCTTGGACGCAAGTTAACCTTTTTGTCTTTACCGTTACGCCATGAGTAGAACTTAATACATTGAGCAGATTTTGCATTCCACATATTAGTTAGCTCCACAAATTTCTTCTCCAAATTATTTGGAATACAGTAGATCATAGCTGCTCCAATCGCCAGCAGTTCATGGAACTGACGGTTGAATCCAGGTTCTTTAGTTGTATCTGTGTCTTCAAATAAAATCACATTACGTTTGTAGTAAACACGAAGTCCACCAGTAGAGCTATAGTTTGGAGTAGCATACAAAACTAAAGAGCTGCCGACTTTGCGATACATAGTTGGCTGACCACCGTTAGGTGGAGTCAGTGAAGACATTGCTTCACCTGTTTTATCTTGAAGGTCAATCGGAGTTAATTGAATCCAGCTACCGTCAGGACGGCAGATTTCAACACGTAAAATTTCTAAGAAATCCACTACTGGAATTCCATAGTTATCTTGCCCCGCAACCAAGTCAGTTGTACCAATCGGTAAATCCGTTTGGTTATCATCATCGTACTGCCACTGACCATCGGCAGTCATAATCATATACGCGACTTCATCATATTTGATATTGATGTTTCGAGTCTTGTCTTCGATCTCGTATGAAGAACCAGTAGAGCCTAAGAGGAAGTCGATATGCTGTACTAATCCTTGTTTGTTTGTTGGGTCGCTAAATTGCATATTATTTATTTAGTTTCCAAGCCTCGATTACCTCTTTGGCTTTTTTAACTTTTTCTGGGACAGTAATCATATATTCATGCCAGAAAAATTGAGCGTCTTTTAATTCATTTTTCTCCAACAGTTCAGGCAAGTTAATATATTTCAATCCGAACCGTGCCACGTTCCGAGTGATAACGAAATCATCTATCAAATGATCTTTATCTATTCCACCGTGCCCCTCTACTACTGTTGGGAACATACATTCTCGAGCTTCTTCCAAAGTCATATCTTCAAGTGGGTGATAAAGGTCTAAACACCAATCAGAGAAAATAGTAAACCAGTTACAAGTACCAATGTTACGACCATCGCGAAGCAAGTATTTATCGTAGCGAGCACGGATAGCAGCCATGTCATGACCGACCTGCATCACGGTGTCTTTCTGCAAGAAATTTGTAAAGTCAATAGTTTCTGGGTGAATCAAGCAATCGCTATCAATGTAGATATGCCAGTCAGCTTTGTTTTCTTTAGCCAGTTCATAAATTTGTAGCTTCTCATAAACCACTGGCATGTCTGGAAACTTACGTTCAGTAATATCAACAATTTCTGCACCAATGCGTTGAGCATAAAACTCAAGATGTGGTCGTGTTAGAGCGACAAGTTCAGGAGCATAGTTGTCGACGTTGAGAGTGTAGATAATTTTTTTCATATGTTTTAGATTATTGTTGTTACACGAACCATTCCATTTCCCCCACTACCTCCAGCACCAGCTCCATTTGCACCTCCACCTCCACCTCCAGGTTGAGAACCACTTTGGTTGTTATTACCACCGCTTCCACCAGCCCAACTTATACCACCAATTCCCAGTCGACCACCACCGCCACCGCCACCGAATTGAGAGAAACCTCCATTTCCAGCAGCGTCTTCAGCACCACCACCGCCTCCGCCGTATACTGAAGGACCGCCAGTGTATGGGTTAGTACGGTTTCCCCCGCCACCACCACCGCCACCAAACATTGCAGCGACAATAACTAAATCAGCAGTGTTGTTGAATCCACCACTAACACCTTGATAAGGATTAGGAATACCGATAAAAGCATCAACCGCAGTTCCACGACCACCACCAGCACCTCCAGCAGTTGAGCCGTTAGAACCATTACCGTTCATACCACCGCCACCGCCACCGCCAGCTTTAGACGCACCTTCACCACCACCACCGCCACCATAGGCTGTGATTATTTTTGTTGAATTACCAAAACTTGAAATATTACCAATGCTTCCAGTTCCGTTAGTACCACTCTTGCCTGCTCCGCCCTGACCAACTGCAACTTCTTCTGTAGCATTTAATCCTGAAACGGGGATTCGAGCAAAAACATACGCTCCGCCACCTCCACCGCCACCTGATCCAGCACCAGTACGGAATCCTCCACCGCCACCAGCTCCCCATACTTCGACAATCACATAAGAGTTAGCCCCAACACCAGCGGGTTTAGTCCACGTATTTGCACCAACAGCACTAAAAGTTTGTATGTTACCAGCTTGTGGACCTGTAGGTCCTGTTGGACCAGCAGCACCTGCAGGACCTGTAGGACCTGTTACGGTAGAAGCTGCACCCGCAGGACCTGTCCATCCTGTTGGACCTGTAGGACCCTGTGCACCTGCTGCACCAGTCCATCCAGTCGGACCAGTAGGACCTTGAGCACCTGCAGGACCTGTCCATCCAGTTGGTCCTGTTGGACCAGCAGCACCTGCATCACCAGTCCAGCCTGTTGGACCTGTTGGTCCTTGTGCACCCGCGGGACCAGTTGGACCTGTAACAGTAGAAGCTGCACCGTTTGGTCCTGTTGGACCTGTTGGTCCTGTCCACCCTGTTGGACCAGTTGGACCAGTATCACCTTTTTCTACCCACAAATCCCATTCAGGGTCTACCCCTGGTTCTTTATTTGTATTAGGAGTATTAGCAACCCAAGAAGAACCATTGTGTTCAACGGCATCATCAGTTAAATAGCTTTCAGAATTATCCCATGCACCTCGCCAATCAATACCAGCTCCAGCAGTTCCTTGTGGTCCAGTCGGACCCGTAGGACCAGTTGGTCCTGTTACGGTAGAAGCTGCACCGTTTGGTCCTGTTGGACCTGTTGGACCAATATCTCCCTGTGATCCTGTAGGACCTGTGGGTCCTGTAACAGTAGAAGCTGCACCTGTAGGACCCGTAGGACCTGTAACTGTAGATGCTGCCCCCTGTGGTCCTGTTGGACCTGTAGGACCTGTTACGGTAGAAGCTGCACCTGTTGGACCTGTAGGACCTGTTACGGTAGAAGCTGCACCTGTTGGACCAGTTGCTCCTGTAGGACCAGTCACAGTAGAGGCTGCACCTGTAGGACCTGTAGGTCCTGTTGGACCTGTTGGACCTGTTGGACCAGATGGTCCCATGAAGTTTTGTTTTTCAGCTTTAAAAGTTTCCCCAGTTTCAACATTATAAACAGGAACGAAATCTACATCCGCTGGGTTTGCGAGCTCTTCTAATTCATTTATATTTTTATCTACAGCCATTTTGTTTTATGAAAATTTATTTTGATTTTGGTATAGAGCAGGGTGTTTCTGTAGATTTGCAAAGGATTGGTCTTCTAAAATAATTCTACCTTCACCACCGAATTCATCTGTATACATCAAGTAACCTTGGCTTTCCCCTGTGTCATCAGTCCAGAGGAGAAAACTTATCAGGGCTTGCTTAATACTATCAACAAAAGAAGAGCTGTTCTTTCCAGGGTTGGAGAAATCCGAATCCTGTTTAGGAGCGTTGCTGAAAGAAGAACTATTCTTTTGTGGATTATTCCATGACATAGAATTGTTTGGCGTCTAAATATTTTTGATGATCGGGACGGAAAGCCAATGCTTTTTCGAAATGATATTTACTGCCTTCTTTATCCCCTAAGTACCATAGAGCCCAGTAAAGCATTTCATGTGGGTACCATGTGTAATGAGCCTTGTTATTTGCATAGAAAGAACTTTCAGGAATTGTTAATGCAGCTGCGGCATATGCTGCTGTACGCTGATGGTCGCCTTTGTAATAATAAAATTCCGCCAATTTAATCAACGCTTCGCGTCGAGAGCTATCAATAAGAAAGCTACGATTGTAAGAATTTACAGCACCAACTTCATTCCCAAGTTTACGAAGTGCGTCACCAATAAAAATGTGTGACTGTGCACGTTCTGTAACCCACTTGTTCATAGTGATGTGACGATTCAACTCTTTGATAGCCGAAGCTGGACGACCTTCGCCTAAAAGCTCGCGTCCGAAGTAATGAGAGTTGCGATCGTTACGGGGATTTAAAAAGCAATCAAGAGCTAAACCTTTCAAATACCCAGAGCGGTCTGTTTCAGCATTTTGGAAATGTTCAAGTTTTATAACGTCAGGAGGAAGAGTAACTAAGTTAGACTTGCCAAACAGAACTTCATGAACGATTCCAACCCACTTCATTTTTGTGCGGTTGTAGAATTTTGAATGAGTAAAGCTGATAGCAGGATTCCCATACTCATCATGTGAGTACACGAAGTCATATGAAAACTGTTCAGCTCCTTCATCAATAGCAGCTACAATTTTGTCGATGTCGAATGTAGTGAAAGCTTCATCACAGTCAGGCATCGCAATCATGTCAGTAGAAGATTGTTCTGCAATGTAATTACGAGCAGAAGAATAATCGAATAAAGAATCGCCAGTTTTAACGACATGCTTTTCGCCATCAACAACAAATTTCTTGTTAATAGCTTTAGCCAAATCTTTATCTATAGTGATACGGAACTTGTCTCCAACTGGGAACACTGTGCAGCCAAAACTTTCAGCCACTTCAATTGTGTTATCAGTAGAGCCTGTATCAAGAACCAGCACTGCCCCACCACGGGAACGAAACTCCGCCAAAGACTCTAAGAGTTTTGGTAAGGTTTTCGATTCATTTTTGGCGATGAGGCAAATGCTAAAGTTCATATTTGTTTTTGTTTTAACTTGCTGTTGGTTCCCAAACGAAAGCCACGAAGGTTTGGTTTGTGAGATCAACAGTGATGCCAGATTCAAAGACTGCTCCAACTTCAACGAATCCACCACAAGAAGTCATTAAAGTGCTTCCAGCAAGGTCGACTTTGATGTTGCCATCACCGTCGGTCTTACTATCGGACACTTCAATTTGACCGCTAGCAACGTCTCGTCCAATGATGATGCGTTTAAGGATCGCAGCACCAGTTGACACAACTTGATTGGCACCTGCTGCAGTGAGTAGGGTAATCATAGTTGTATTAAATTAAGCTTCTTTAGTTACGACACCAGAGTAACCAGTAACCACCCATTCATCTTCATCAGCATAGATGTCTACATAGTTACCAATGACACCTGCAATGTTCAAATATTTTGTAACAACTGCAGAACCATTTAAGTTAATCGCTTGACCTGTTAGAGGCAATAAGCGAATTACTTGTGCAGCAGTAACTGCTACACGCAAACAGCTACCTTGCACATCTTTTAATGCAGGCAACGACAAAACCTGAGTACCGTCGTCCCCAGTGTTATTAAAGATACGGTTCATTTCAGTCTTCAAAACAGTATAATCTGCAGTCTTAGTAGTTACCGTCGCATCAGCTAAGTCCACTGTTGGATAGATTACATTTGGTTTTGTAAGGAAGAAACCGTTAGTCAAACGTGAAAGAAAATCTTTCACCATTAAATTATTGATCATCTACGTTATGTTAATAGTAATAGATAGAGAGCTGGGTTTAACCTGTACCACCCAGAAGGTTGTGTAGAAATTAGGAGACTACACCCAACGAGAAGCGTCGATGTTAACCTTGATCAACAAACGAGCACCGTCAGCGAACACTTTAGTACCATAACCTTCCAACGCTTTCACGATGTCAGCGAATCCACGCTCTTTACGAGCGATTTCCACTGAAGCTGGCATTTGCACAGCAAGGTCAATAGCACCACGAACCATGAACACAGACTTCTGAAGTTGTCCTGACCAGATGTCAGCAGCAGCAGTCAATGTTTCTGATACAACGATGTCACCGAAACCAGTGATGTCGATTTGAGTACCAGCAATATTGTCTACAGCAACAACAGAACGCTTTTCAGTTAAGATGAAACGATCTTCAGAAGATACGTCAAAGTAACCTGTAGCGGAGTTCTTACCAGTAGCTGATCCGTTGATAGCGTTTACTGTAAGAACACGAGTAGCAGCGGCATCAGCACCGATGTCAATTTCACCTGGCAATGAAGGCACTGCACGATATGTGAAAGTAACGCCTGCAATAGTGATTGTGTCACCAGCAGTCGGGTTAGTTGCCATTTCTAGAGAAGCAGAGTAAGGAAGGTTGTTGTTTTGAACAACAGTCCAGCCCTGCCATGGACCGATGATTCCGTTAGCAAGAACTGTATCACCTAGGTTAGATTCACGACCAGCCTTAGTGTTACGAAGAACACCAACTGTGTGAGCACCAACTACGGCAACACGGTTTGTCAAAGGAGCATCAATCATATCTAGCTTAGTGTGACCAGCGGTGAACAATTGTGCAGCGTTAGTTACATTAAGGTCGATAGCGACACCAGCTACACCACCAACTGAACCTGCGTCCAAAGTGTGACCAGCATCTGAAACCTTAGACAAGAAAGCTTGTTCCACAAGGTTGTTCAACTGCTTTTGCATGCTCATCGCTGCAAAGTCAGCTGCGTTGTAGAAGTTTTGCTTGATGTCAGTATCATCAACTTCTACTACAGAATATTTGAAAGTATCAACTTCCAGTTCCTGATCACTTGAATCCAATTGGTTCAAAGTAATATCTGTGTAAGGAACATATGTACCTGTTGAAGGCTTAGAGATAATTGGCTTGTGGTACTTGCGTCCATCTTTAGCCAAAACTCGAGCAGCTTCTGTGTCTGCTAGGTACACGGCAGTGTTTTCCACATACAAAGTTTTTTGGAGCTCATTACTCCAATATTCTTTGTCTAAATCACGTAAATCCATGTGCGTTTTGTTTTACTTTTTAAATTTTTGTGTATCACACGCACAAGATAATTTTAAGCACCGCGTTGCTTCTTCTGGTATTCTTCCCAGGTCTTACGACCTTCTTCAGTGGACATATCCACTTTCGGAGGCTTATCAGATTTGCTAGGTGCAGGCTTGCCATTATCAGTGCGGCTAATAGAGGCACCCTCTTCTTCATCTTTAGTTTCAATTTGCGATTTGCGGAACGCAATGTATGGGTCCTCAACTGCTTTTGCAATTGAGATACCCTGTACGCGGGCGATTTTCTTGACTTCTTTTTTTAGCTCGTCTGGTAAATCCAAACCATCTAAATCACGCTTATCAAGAGCCTTTTGTACAGCACTATCAATGTCGACAGGTTCGGCTGCTGGTGCAGCAGGAGCTGCTACAGGAGCCTTCTTTGGTTTGCTCTTACGCTTTAAAATCCCTTCGGCTTTTAGAGCACGAGCTTTCCAATCTTCGTCGTCACCTTTGCCGTCGTCATCGTCGTCAGCACCTTCGTCATCGTCGGCACCATCTTCAATTTCTTCGTCATCAGTTTCAACTTCTTCAGCGTCAGAACCTTTTGGTTCGTCATCATCTTCTAATTTAAACATTAGAGTTTTGTTTCTCTCCATGCACTAGGAGGTTAGGGTTTTTTTAAATACATTCAGAACATAGGAATGATACTAGAAAACCGATCCTGTCGGGATCGGTTGGAGAGTGAAAAGAATAGTGTAATAAACTTTTCACGACCCAACGGATGCCGTCATTACACTATTTTTATTCGGTTATTAAATTATATTCCGTAACTTTTTTCTTTTTTTTCAACCTTGTCCTTTCTGCGTTCGATTATTCGAACCTTCGCACGCTCGACAGGGTCAACCATTTTCTTATACATGCTCCCGAACTCTTCGCGAAGCTGGTCCTTTGATGATTTAAGTTTCGGTTCCTTCATCGGATTCCTTTACATCTACTCCGTAATCATTATCGCGGAGACTGACTGGCTTTGAAGTGTCAGTGCCCATGCTAATAATCTGGGAGAGAACTGATTTAAGTTTCTTATATGCTTTCTTTTGTGCCTTAACCTCTATAGCTTGGGCAAGCGGGTCAGCAATATCAGCAACTTCATCAATATTTTTTAAGCCTTCAAGATGAAGAGAAAGGAACATTACGAGGTCAACGTAAGTATCACTCTGTAGGCTCTTCTTCAGCTTCTCGGGATTCAGTTGGGAGTTCTGTATCATCTTTTTTAGGTTTAAGCGATTCTTCTTTCGCTTTTAATTCGGCTTCTTCAGCCTCTTTCTTTTCCGCGAATTGCACGCGAGTTGATTCATTGAATTTCTCTACAAACTCCCGACCGCCAGCCTCATCAATAAATTTTGCAGCCAAGTCAATTGGGTTTAGTCCAGCTGCTCGGGCAACCGCTGTGATCAAGCGGGATAGAGTGGCGTTGCCCTGATTTTGTTCGTACATCAGAGCCTCAAGTATCTGTCGTTTGCTAAGATTTTTTAGCTTATCGTTTTGTGACATGATTTTATTTGAAAGGGGAGGGGGAAAACCTCCCCTGATTTATTTAAGCTACTGTTTCTTCTTCTGCATCTGCAGGAGTTTCTTCAGCAGGGGTTTCTTCAGTAGAAGTTGTTTCTTCAGCAGCAGTTTCTGTTGCGTCAGAAGCAGTTTCTTCTGTAGTTTCTTCATTAAACATGAGGAACACCTTTCTTTATTAGTTAATTATTTTACAGAACCATCAATTTTACCAGCGTACTCTTCGGCTAGTTTACGAGCCTTAGAACCGTGTTCTTCGACGGTATAAGTACGGGCAACTACGCCACCAGAGACTACAACATCAAATGATGTCTTCCCTTTTAAAGAATCTTCTTCAGCAGGGGCTGCTGGTGCTTGTGCTGCTGGTGCAGCAGGTGCTGCAGAACCAGTAGGCTTGGTTTCTTTAGTATCGTTAGGACCCATAAAAACCTTTCTTAGTTAATTAGTTAACCGTTTCCCATTTCGTTGAATGAAAATTCACGATTTGGAGATAGTTGACCTTGAATCGCCTGCTTTCCCGCACCCATTCCAGGAGCACCTTCGGCACCCGCTGGTGGAGCTGGGGGAGTTTTAGGCAAATCTTCCACATCAATCCCTTTACGCTTCATCGCACGTTCGATCAGAGCGGTACGACGTACAGGGTCTGCTTCAAGCTGAATAAATGTCGCTAGAGTCGTCAAGTCTTCAGTCATTGATACATGTTCTCCGCTGATCACAACAGAGATGCGTGGTTTGATTTCGTCAGCCCAACCTTGCTCTAATTGTATCAACTGTTCTGGGTTTTGCATAATCTCTTCACGCTTCTGACCCTTGATAACTTCAGTCAATTCTTCACCGTGAGGAGGCATTGTTAGAAGGTTCTGGCAATACCATGAATCTATAACAATATCGTAGAAACGGTTTAAAATATTGGGGTCTCCAGTCAATCGAAGCACTTTTTTAGCCTTCAAATCACGTAGCATGTCGGGCAATACCCAGTCTTCAACTAGGTCTTCGAACGCTGTGGACAACTTTTCACGCAAGAAGTCAAATAACTTGTTCGCGTTCTGATTTACCATGGCTCCAAGCTTGAATGGAGTACCTGATGGCATGCTTTCACCTGTTACAACTTCGTAAGAGTTAGCTAATTTGTCGGCTGTTTCAAGGTTTCGGTTCCAATCAGCGATCAATTGGTCAAGTCCGTGCATACGCATTTCAACTTGTTCGAGTTCATTGGCACGAATTACGTCTCCGTTCTCCATGTCAGTGATGATGTTTTGAGCAAGCAAGTCATCTGATGTGCGGAAGATAGTTTTTCCAGCCCATTCTAGACCACGAGCGATTTGGTTTGAAATTTCGTTAGCACGAGTCTGACAATCCATAAGAACTTCAACCAAACCTTCACGCCACCAGCGTCCTTTGTAGCGACCACGGTGAGCTTCTTTGTATGGCATCTCGGAAATAGGTTTAGCATACAAGACAAAAGCTCCTTCAGCAGAGCCTCCGCCAGGAGTCAAACCACAAGTGACGATTTTAGCGAGCACATACTTATTTTCGTCTCCGCCTTCTTTGCCCATTGCTTCAAACAAAGTAGCTTCATCAATTTCACCATTACGTTCGTGAACTTCGTAGTACTTTGTTTGCTTCAAATCAAACCCTGTATCAGGAGTTGTTTGGTAAAATTTATTTCCGCAAAGATCAATTGCTTTTTGTACGTTCTCATTCCACACACCAATCTTAGAACGCATTTGTGATGAGTCTAAAATGTGACGCTCAATAACTGGAGTATTTTTTAAACTGAAAGCCTGCGGGTTGATAACGTAAAAGTTTTTCAAGTCGCAGCGTTCGTAACCGCCTTTAACTTTTTTCCAAACTACGTTTCCAAGTGAAGAGAATTCTTCAACCGCGTCGTTAAGTTCAGAGCTTTGACCTGTTGTACGCATCCATTCTTTCAACGACAAGTTGATAAGAATCATGGCACCAGCATCTTTGTAAGACTCGGACCAAGCTTGAATTGCTTTTGTATCGTAGTCAATGTTTTTTACTTCACTGTCTACGCGTGGCTGCGTAATATCAATCCAATATTTATAATCACCCTGGCTAGTCAATTTTCCAGTTGGGTAGTGATTATTCTGGTAAAGCATAATACGCTTAACCAGTAAGTATTGATTAAATTTGTAACCTTCAGAAATCTGTACGGACTGGTACAAGAAGCTGTTAATTTCAGTGTCGAGTTGATTAAAAATTTTCATATTTGTTTTAGAGCATTTCGTGCTTTAATTTTTTACGTCGACGACTCTCGAGCTGGAGAATAGTTAACGAGTCCGCTGGGGGTTGGGCAATCTGGACTTGATACGCAGCTGCATCCATAACATCATCGTGAACGCTACGAGGGAATCGCAATAATTCTTCCTCGAGTTTTGAGCATTCACCTTTGATATGAAATACCGATTTGCTCTCGTAACGTGGGAGCATCCCACGAATACGGGTGTGTTTGTTTATTTGTGCATGTTCCAATTCTACAATTGGCAGGAATATTCCACGCTTACGGCACTCTTCATCTAAGAAGGGTTTGATAGCTTGTAAGTAAATTGTTTTTTCAATACCGATTTTCTCTGGGCGATCTTCTTTGTATAAAACAAATAGTAAGTCGATCAAATCCTTTGGAGAAAATTTGTGTTGACTGGCACGCAGGTGCCATTTGTTTTCGCTATCAACATAGTTGCGGACAATACCAGTGAAGTCGCCTTCTGCTCGCTCACTCACCGCTGTATCAACAGTAATAAAATTGCGAGTGCGTTTTGCTAACACGTCTTCCCAACTGATAGAAATGAACAGTTCTTTTTTGAACTCTTGAGTTTCCTCGTCAATCGGTTGGTTCATCATTTCAGCATTAAAGTCAGTCGAGCCTAGAGAACGCTTCTTACTTTCAAGTGAAATTTTTTCTGTGCCTATAGCTTCTTCATCGGTCATTGTATATTTGGCTTTCCATGTTGGCTCGCCGTTTTCAATCACGGGAATCATGCGAATGCGAAGATTTTTGTCGTGTGCACTTCTGTCAATCAAACTTTGTACGCTGCCGAATTCTGTGATGTAGTTTCCTAAATACAGAATGCGAGCGTTACCATCAAGACCAGCTTGAAATTCTTTCATGTGCTTGATGATACCAGAAGTATACGCTTCAGAATCTTTTGTTTTCGATGTTTCGAAATCGTCCAGCAGCAAAAAGTCTGGACGCTGATGTCCGTGAATACGACCACGTACGCTTTCCTGCGTACTGTGAGCTTCAACACGAACACCATTGTTAGTTACGAAATTGTTAATACGCTTCTGTGATACTTCACTAGAAGATTTTTTTGCATTAAACAATTCACCAAAGTCCTGACGGAATCTTTTGTTGACCTGCATCTCCAAAACAATGTCGAACAAAATACGTTCAGCATTTTCTTTGTCGAATGAGTCAATGTTTAGGTAGCTGCGTTTTTTAAAAGCAATCAACCAAAGCAAAAAGATTTTGCTGATGGAAGTTTTTGCAGATTCACGAAACGCAATCCACGCAAGTTCTTTGATACCACCGCCCATCAAGTCTTTGATGTCGGAGAACATTTCAAAATGGAAAGGAGCGAACGGGTACTTAACGTATTCTAGGAAGTAATACAAGAAAAATAAATTGAAGTCGCGTTCAACTAAATATTTACGTTCTTGTTTTGTGCCGTTAATGCACTTCTGCAGTGCTTCCTTGTTCACCATTGAGAATTTTGTTTAAATGCTCCTGTTCTTCAGGAGTTAGTTTTGTTTCTGCTTCAGGAATCTCCGAGTCAGGATTCAGTTTGGGAAACAAACTAGGTCCAATGGCACGAAGGATGTCGTATTTTAATTTCAACTCGTGTGGTCGGCACACATGATCTTGCAGAAGCAGGATTGATTTTATCTGCTTGGCTGCCATGTCGCGGATTTCCTCCGCTAGTTTCCGATCATCAACTTGTTGAGCTAAATTTTCAATATCCATACACGCATATTATACCACACCATCATTGCTTTTTCATAAAGTGGATAACTCTGTGCGTATGTGGGAAAACTGCTCTTCGAAATCTTCCAGATTTTTGACGACGAGACTTAGTCCTCCCATCGTTTCAATGGATTTTTTAAATCCAATTTGTGCGGGGCGAAGCTTGTCGGCACCAACTTTAATTTCAACGCATAATATCCGCCCTCCACCAGGTAGTACTGCGATAATGTCGGGAAGTCCTGATTTGGCTGCGGGCTTAAATCCAACAAGAACCCCGTTTCGTGCCATAGGTACGGGAAGTGTGTTCTGTCTCCAGGCGAATGCACCGAAGGAATAGAGTTGGTCAAGAATGGCTTGGGTAAGTTCATTTGTTTTGCTTTGTTTCATGTGAAGCTTTTAAGTTATTATATCACACCCCAAAACTGTGGATATGTATTAGATATATGTTTGCTATAATATATATATTATTAAACAAAAAACTTATGCGAAAAAAATTGATTGTAAAAAAGTTGCTTGTCGGTTTGTACAAACCGCACTTGGAATATTTGCAGAAAGCTGAAGACGAAGGTTTAGAAGTTTCCGAAATTATCCGCGACCTAATTTTGAAGTGGGGACGTGAAACTTACCCACCTACTCCAGTATACGCTCAAGCTCTGAAACAAAAAGTTGAGATCATAAAGCAATCAAAGGAAAAAGAAACCGCAATTGCTGAAATGTCCCCAGAGCAGTACGCAACAGAAGTTCTGTTTGGTCAAGTCCGTGGCAATAAAGTTGCTTTCCGTATTGGTGGCGGTCGCGAAATTTACTACGACTTGGCTACGATTAAAAATTACAGTGCTGAAAACGATTCAGAACTTGCGATTCACAAATCTTTGGTGGACCGCACCTTCAAATACTTTGGCACGCAGGAACCAACAGAGAGCCAGTGGAAGGATATTTGGGATGGGTGGGCAGATGGTCAGCCTGGTTGGGAGCAGCGTCGCGAATTAGGACTCAAGGATATTACGAAAAAAGATGAGCCTGTGGAAGTGCCGCAGAAAACTCCAGAAGAATTGGAAGATGAATTATTAGCTGAATAACATTAGCCCCTGAAAAGGGGCTTTTTTGTAAAAAATTTGGGCAGTGCCGTGCGGGCGTGTGCGGTCGATCTAAGTACCTAACAAATTAGACCCCACCCCCTTCGGAGTTTTCTAAAAAGTTTGGTGGTTAGTAACTATAAAAAAAATTTATAAAAACTTTTGGGCGTCTTGCCATGTACCCCCTTCAACTTTTGAGGGCTTTAATTTATGTATGTTCGCACGCACGCAGACAGCTAGCTAGTAGCAAATAAACAAATAAAAAAACAAACATATATATATTATTATAGCCTTGTGCATGGGCATGACATGCAGTGTTTAGCGTGTCGCACAATTATAGTTTGTACGACAGGCACACGAAACCCAATGAAAGCGGGGGTTAGAGCGAGGGGCACAATTAAGCACCCAAAAAAGTATAAAGAAACAGCGTTCCGCATTGAGTTGAAAGTATAAAACAATTCCAAAATATAAACTTTCTGTGATACTAATGATATTAAAGAATATAGACATACTTATAAACTAAATAAATATACTCTTTTTTTTTTTTATTAAGATATACATAGATATTCTATATACAATATAAAGCACAGAGAGTTTTCAGCCCCATTTTTATTAGGTCTGGTTTTTATTAAGCCACACGGCACAGCACAAGTCAATCAACATTATGCCACATACTAGACAGCACAGCCAAATATATGTCCTAATTCGGTATATGTATTAAATATCTATTATACATATTATTAGTATCTAACTATATATATGTTTATATATCTATTAGACAACCTTTTGACCATTTCAACACCACTTTATAGACTATCTAATAATTAGTCTAATATAATCTTATCCACAGAAAGTATCTTGACAAAATAATGCCTATGGTATATAATGGATATAAGCTAATTAACTAATAAAAAGTATATGGCACAAAAACAAACAACAGCCCTAGTCTGTAAGAACCCGAACCACAAACGCCACATAATGGCATTGTCAAAGGGTATCACAGTCAATCACTACACTAAAGGTCAAAGCGTTATTAGAACCAACCAATGGAGCAAATCATGCCAATAATGTGCAAGGCTTGCCAAGTGACCAAAGCATGGCGAGATGGCTTTTGCAGAGATTGCCACGAATTCTATAATAAATAGTTTATTGACTCCAGCGGAGGGCTGGAGCTAGCAAATTATTAAAAATTAAGTTAGCTAGGACAAGGAGCAAGACAATGAAATCAGAACAATGCGACCATATTATTATGGTCACGAATTGGGAAAAGGTAGATTCGGATAATTTCTACCTATCCGACGAGTGGAGCGACAGAACTGGAGAGCATGACGCAATCCAAACAGCTCGCGAACTCATGAACGAAGGCAAGCTGTTCACTGGTTATTATGTAAGAGCATGCGACTATGCTATTTACTACCAAATGGACGCTGACGAGATTTTCATAAATGAAGATGGCGACGAAATAGCACGCTGTGAGTCTGCTGTAATAGGCAACGAACACGAGCACCGCCAACACGTGGAGGAATTCTAAAATGGAAAAATCACTACTTCAAGACCTTGAAAAGGTTATTCAATACTTATGGGTTGATGAACAAAAGAATTGGGAAGAGCTGGACATGCCAGCGAGCCACATCTTTAATTCAGTCAACCGCTTGAATACATATCTTAGTAAGCAGAAGAATAATTGTGAGTTCTCATTTTGTGGAGGCAAGGCGGTGGGAATAGTTCAGACCGAGAAAATGACCTATTTTGCATGTCAGCCACACATGAAAGAACATTCTAAGAAATAGTTTTCTGACCACGTGGAGGGAGTGGCTAGCAAATTATCGCTAGTGGTAGGCAATCAAAAAATAAAGACTTGCCCTAACTATGAGTTACCTTGCTTGAATAAAGATAGATACTCAAAGCCAAAATTTTTCTGGTGACTACAGAAATCGTATCAGCCACCCCGTCATGTTGGCGAGCTTGTTAAGCTCATAAACGGGGAGAACGACGCCATGCCAGTAGTTCATGCAGTGGAGAGCCTAACAAGCTCAAAGTACACAGCCAGAATTTAGTACCTTAAAAACTGAATACGAAAGCAAAGACAAGGAGCATTTTTATGCATTCATTATATTTCGTAGTTATCCCAAAAGCACAAGCCGAAACAGCCAGAGAGGCAATAAGCGAGGCTGAAGATTGGTTAAACGAGAACGATTTTGCCAGTGAAGGCGGTTTCTATTCGTCAAGCCGTGCTGATTGGTTTCAAATGGGCGGACGTTGGTCTGGTCTATTATCTGAAGTCACATGGGCAAAAAAAGCCACAGCCGAAATTGCCAAGCTTGAAAAAGAAAATGACATTCAGCTAATAGGCTGTAGTTATGGGGATAAAAAGAAAACAGCACTCCAAGCCAAACTAATGCAACAGGCTGAAGAGATTTGGGCGAAGTATCGCCCGACAGAATACGCCGAAGTCAAATTTCAGCGGTCAATGTATGACAACCAAGACGACGACGCCATGCTATTGACTGAAGAAGTGTTAAAGGCACTTCAAAAAAAATACCCGAAAAAGAATCCTGATGACGGGTGGGGAGATGTGCAATTTGTTGATACAGAGGACTTTTACGAAGACGCCCTGTATAAACTCAAAGCCGACCCTGAAAAGTGGATTGTAGTAGTAGATTATCATTCATAAATTAACCGCTTTCGTATTCAGTTTCTAGCGTATTTAATGCCATGCTAGAGGCAAGACAAGGACACAAAATGAGCAATCGCACATTTTGGCTTATCACTTTTGGTATAGCCATCACTGGGGCTGTTATTTTTGTAGCTGGGTTTTTATTCAGCTATTTAGTGGCAGACTTCACAATGTCAGATGCACAGGCAAAGGCTTATTGTAGCCCGAAGACGCCAATAGTTATTGACGTTCAAGGGGCAGCCGAAGATGATATATTCTTCAGCGAAGAAGCCGAAGGGCTTGTAGATATTTATTAGTGGCTGTATAATTTAGATACTTTATAATTAAAGAAAAACATATGTTTTTAGTTTATATCCCATATTTTGGGGCTTAATATAAAGGTCTGAATGGGCAAGAGATTGCCCGTCAGCTTGCGTGCAGTTCATTCACGTGAAAAGCATGCAGGCTGGTTACTAACGTAGCCAGAAGAAGTGCGAGCAGTAGTGGCAATGATTTAATTGCTTCAACGGTCAAACGGACTGTTCGCCTCCTTGTCTTTATTGACTGCTTCAATAAAACCAGAAGAAGCACTGGGGAAAAAACAAAAATATGTTAGAGCCAGAGAATGAGCCGACAGGCTTTCCAGTTACAGACTGGAAAGATAAGAGAACAGGCGAAAGGGTGAAGGTAAAACCGAAGCCAGAAAAAGCCACACGCAAACATATTGCGTGGCGTAACGCACCAGCGTTCGTAGTATTTCTTATTGTCATTTGCTTATTTGTACTCATGGGCATTGTCTATGCGTCCGAAGTGGCAAGCGAAAAGTTTTTTACTGTTCGTAATGACACAGTCATACCAGTAAATTTAAAGTAGCCGAGAATCATATAATCAAAGAGGCTAAAGCGGAGAAGCCCGAAGAAGCAAAAACTAATTTAGTACCAAATAGTACCAAATTAGTAGATAGCGTCGAGCTTAATTATATTGAATTTGAAAAACAATCAGGCGGTAAGTACGAGATTCTAAAAAGAATAGGCGAATGCGAATCAGGTTTTAGAATGGTAGCCAATCATGGCGGACAATCTAGTGCCTTTGGGATATTCCAAATCTTGAAAGTCCATGACGCGAGAGCAAAAAGACTAGGCGTCACGAGATTCACAGCGGAAGGGAATATTAAAATAGCGATCGACCTGTATCTTGAACAAGGTACAACGCCATGGAATGCCAGTAAGCATTGTTGGAATAAATAGTTTATAAACAACTTATCCCCTAGATACTTTCTAGGGGTTTTGTTATAATAGAATTATGATACCTTTATACGATTACCAAAAAGAAGCCGTCGAAGCGATGCTCTCGGGGCGAGTGCTGAATACCAGTCACATTGGAATCGGTAAAACTCTAATGGCTCTGGGTTGTATAGAACAACTGGAGGCTAAAACAAATATGGTGGTGGCACCGAAGTCACTGCTGGCACAGTGGGAGGAAGAAATAAATAAGTTTATGCCTGACTATGCACCACTGGTCATATCAGGCACGCCGAAGAAGAGGCAGGAAAAATACAAACTGTTTAGCGAGCTACAGCCCAAGAAAATTCTAATCGTTGGCTATGAAACCTTGCGAATAGATATGGGCATCATTGCTAAAACAGTTTGGGACACTGTAATTTTTGATGAGGCACACAAATTGAAAGAGCCTAACACTCTACTCAAAAAGAGTTTGAAACTTTTAATTGCCCATCACCGCTTTGGACTTTCAGGTAGTCCCGTGGTCAATCATTTTGGTAACACGTACAACATTTTAAATGCTCTAGTTCCCGACAAGTTCCCGAACTACTATGCGTTTGTGGCTACGTTCACTATTAAGACTATGGCTAAAGGGTTGCTGATTTTCAAAGACCAAGACAAAATAGTGAAAATGTTTTCACCATACATTGTCAGTAAGACCTTAGAAGATGCTGGAGGTTCATTGCCAGAGCTTCAGGAGATTGATATTCCAATTGAATTATCAGACCGCGAGCGTTCTATCTACAATAAAATGCTCATGGAATTGATATTTGAATTTGAAGATGGCGACGTGACGAAGTTACGTAGCCCAATGGTCTTACAGAATTTGCTTGCCAAAGTAGGGAAGCTCCAAGAAGTTACAGACCACCTGCTCCTAGTAGGTGATCACGACGAGTCCAGCAAAATGGACGCACTCAAAGAAGTGCTAGAGAACAACATTGGTGAAAACGAAAAGGCTATTTTGTTTACACGGTTCAGTCGAATGGCTGAAATGATACACAAAAAGTTCCCGTCTCACCTCATCACGGGTCAAACCAACGATAGAGCGGACGTCCTGAAGGATTTTAAAGCCCGTGGAAAGCTGCTTGTCATGACAAATGCAGGTCGCGAGGGTTTAAATATCCAAGAGGCGAACGTGATTATCATGTATGACCAAGACTTCACCGCTTCAGGAATGGAGCAGAGAATAGGTAGAGCGTGGCGTCGGGGTCAAACCCAGCGTGTCCGTGTCTATCACCTCATGGCGAAGAAAACCATTGACTACACACGCCGTCGCCAGAACATCCGAAAGCGTGGACTGGCTGAAGAGCTACAAGGCGTAGTTGATAAAGAAAGTTTGTTAGAACTACTATCATGATATTAAATAAATGGGACTACGAGTCCCGAACTTACAAACCGTTTGAGTCTCCAGCTGTAAAACCGTCTTTATATGTTGAAGATTTATTACAATTGGTAGACTGTGCCCAGTGCGGAAAAGAACTAGAAGCTGGTGATACTTATACTAGCAAGACAATTCACACCCACATTGGTTTCGGCTACGGTGTTTGTGAAAGTTGTTATGAAAAAGAAATAATAGAATACAAAAAACATGCTAGAACTTAAATGGAAAAAAACTTACACGGTTAAGTTAGCACCAACGCTCGCCGAGCATTGGTATCAAGTGTTTGAAGGTGACAAGGACTTAGGATATTTCCCTTCAGCCACAACTATCTTGAATGCTTATCCGCAGGCAGCCCACCTCACGAAATGGATCGCCGAGAAAGGCTGGAATGAATCACAGCGAATCCTAAAAGAGGCTGGACTGCGTGGAACTAAGGTTCACGACGCAATAGAATCGCTTATAAACGGCTCTGAACTGCATGCCCTGCACTATAGCCTAGATGAATGGCGTCGAATCAACGCTTTTGTGGAGTGGTACAAGCAGGCTGACATTGAAGTCATCGCCCTAGAACTGCCCGTATTCTCCAAAAAACACGGCTACGCTGGACGATTCGACTGCTTGGCTATGCTGGATGGCAAGCTGACCGTAATCGACTGGAAAACGTCTGGTTCTATGTACCCTCACTTCCCACTTCAGTTCGCAGCTTATGCCCGAGCCATTGAAGAGCAGACTGACCTGAAAATTGAACAGACAGCTGGGCTTCAGTTGGGTACTAGCTCTAAAGCTGGATGGAAGCTAGATATTCATAAAGATTGGAAGCACGCTTGGAAAATGTTTACACATGTAAAACATATCTGGGAGTATGACCGCTTTGGTTCTAAAAAAACCAAAAAAGGAATTGAGGCACCAGTTATTCTGTTGCCCGAAAGTATATCATTAAATAAAAAAGACGATGCCTAAAAAAGAAACACCTGAAGAAAAAGAGTACCGTGAATCAGTAGAAAAAATTGCCACCAACATTCAAGCGTTGGCTACTGCGGTTCAGTCTGTGGTTAAAGGTCCACTAAAACGCAAAACCCTTTTGGTTTTGTTGGCTAACTCATCTGGCTACAGTCAGACAGCTGTTGGAGCAATCATTGACTCAATGGCTTCAATGGATAAAGATTTTCTTAAATAACTAATATAAAAACATGAACGATTTACAAGAAGTTTTCAACCGCATCCGCGAGACCAAGTCTAAAGCTAAGGAAATTAAAAAAGCATTCAAAGATGAACTGCTCTCTAATCAGGAGTATGTAAGCATCATTGAAAAATTGGATGCTTTTAAAATGCGTAAAAAGCAAATTGAGCATGACACTATGGAAGCTGGTGTCGCTGATTTCCAAAAGCTTGATGCGTACAAAGTGCACATTAAGAATGACAAGGAAATGTTGTCTGACCTAGCTTTGAACAAGTTGGTTAGTGGCGAGACTGTTGAAGTGGTTGATGAAACCAATGACAAGTACGAACCATTGTTCGCTGTCAACTTTAAGAAAGCATAAGATCATTAAGTAAAAATAGTGTATGGCAAGTTGGAGAAAAGCTAGGGAGGTATATGGCAAAATCAGGAGCGGTCAATTATGGAGAAAGCGAGACAGTGGTATGGTAATGCGAGTGGCTAGGAAAGGTAGCGGGCAGAGATGGTCTGTCATCTACTCTAGTCCAGGGCATAAAGTAAGCCACACCGTTGATGAAAGAATCATATATCACTACTACAATTTAATTAAATAATATTATGGAAAAAAACACAAAATACACTCTTACTCAATATGTAACTGATCATCACCCACAGGTGCTGGAGCAGTATAATGCGTTCAAGGAAAAGTTACGCAAGAAGAAAGCACGTGCTTACATGCGTTCTTACTACAAGCCAACAGGCAAAAAGCCTGGGCGTCCACGTATTGAAGACGAAGAATAAAAAACAGGACTAGAAATCTAGTCCTGCCTGTTCACTTGTCTCATCAAATTTGGTAGGCGGTGGTGCTTCGGTTGGAAAAGGCGATCCATCTTCTGGATTGTCTTTTTCTTCGCCTACAAGCATGTCACTGCCCATCGAGATACCGCGGTACTTCGATAGTATCTGGCGGTATTCTTCTTTTAGAATGAACTGCCAGCTGTGTGCGGTCTTCTGAATAATTACCATCTTCAGGGCTGTGAGGTCGCCTAAGTACAATTTAATAAAAGGAAGTGACATACCAAGGGCTTCGTGAAGTCCTTTTTCTGTTGCTGCAGAAAACATGGTCAACGCTTCTAAGATGGTGCGTCTAGCCAAGGGGATGGAATCAAAAGCAATTTTAAAAAGAATAGCTTTATCACCTTCAGTCAAGCTTTCGCTTTCGTCTCCATCATAGCGGTGAATAAGTTTTAATCCATAGGCAACACAGACTAGGGCTTTAGCAAAACGTGGGGTCATTTCAAGAGACGGTGGCATTTCCATGTCTTTGTCACGACTGTACTGGTTACGCTTCACGGCACTTCTTGCACGGGTTGTGAATTCTGCGAGCGTTACAATCTCGTGGCGGATTTCCTTTGACAGCGTAGGCATGGCAAAAGCCCCCTCTTCACGCTGTTTTTCTTTCATGTCAGTGATGATAGGGTTTAGATATTCTTGGAACGCCTCGGTCATTTTAGCCTTGGATTCGTAGTCGGTAATTTCTTCAGTCGCCATCATACCTACGTCGTAGCGATTAGGCATTTCCATTTGGTAGTAAAGATAACGCTCACCCATGGCTGCATTTCCCATGGTCACATCTTGAGAATAAATTTCAGGAGTTACGCCAGCAAGCATACCAAGCTTACCAGACCAGTTAACCTCTTCTCCGTTACCGAATTTCTTTCTGTAGTCACCATCAAAAATCTTACGCATTTGACCAAGGATTTCAACACGGCTTTCTTTATCTTTTGATAGCATCGTAGTGTAATCTTTAATCAAAACCGTACCATTATTTGGGATAGCATTAAGCAAAGAGTTCTCGCCTTGACCACGCATACCAGAAGCGAAAGTTTTTGCGGTCATGTCGTCCAACTCAAAAATCCCCTCCACCATTTTCAAGGCAGAGAGAATCATAGACTTACCACCACTGGAGTTGCCCACTACAAACATCCATGACGGTGGGGTAGGCAGGTAGTTAGAGATCATGGTTGCACACACAAGACGGACAACTCCTTTGTCCTCAAGCAACATGTACTCTTCCACTATTTCGTGTAGTTGTTTAAATTTCATTTCCCTAGCAAAATTTTAACTGCTTCAATATATTTTACATTGTCCCGCTTCTTTATAAATTCCACAACATCACCACCAGTTTGGCACCCGCCATAACACCACCAAGTGTTTTGGTCTAGGTAAACTATAAAACTGCCAGTGTTTTCAGTGTGAAAGGGACACTTCACAAACATCTTGCGTCCTTGAATTCTGCCTGAAACAAATTGTTCCATTGGAATTAGCTTTGCTTGCTGTTTGTCGACTTCAGTAATGTAACCCTTTTTTGTTGTCACTCCGTATTTAGCTATCCATTCTTCGTAAAAAAGTATTTCTGTCTTTGTATCATCAATCAGCTCCTCCCACACAGTCATTTGGGCATCAAGCCCGCGGTGCTGGGTTGGGGAAACTGATGAGTAGGAATGTTTTACAGCGAGCCTCTTTGTGTCTAACCACTTTAGATGAGCCTTCAACTCTTTAACTTCGTCCTTTGCATGCTTGACTGCTTTTTTTATGCTATCAAACATTAAGATAAGCCAAGAGTATTCAGCGGTTGGTAGTGAGTTTTGATACTCTGACCACGCGAACTCTTGTTCAAGACCAAAGAAAATTTCATCCCAGTTATATTTTTCTTTAGTGTTTTCCATGTTATTGTATAGTTATCCCCAAAAAATCTTGAAGTTATGTTGACTTCACTATTGTATCATTTTATAATACATTTATAAAAGAGCAGAAACTGAATTACTTGTTGATAAGTCTCAAATAACTAATAAACATGGCTAAATTAAACAAACGA